TTCTGGGCCGGTGACGCCCAAATCGGACTTGCTGATGCAAGGTAGAGGCATCACGCAGCCTGCCGCTCGCCGAGCACGTCTTGCAGGCTGACGACCGGCCACAAATCGGCGTAGGCACTGGGGCCGGCAGCGATCAGCAGCGTGACGCCCACGCCCATCATCCGCAGCGGCTCGATCATGGTGGCGATGTCGGCGCGGTGGCGGTCGTATCGCTCCGGCTTCGGCCCCCAGCGGTGCGGCTTGTGGTGCCAGACCCTGCCATCGGCCGCCGCCCGGCCGTCGGCGCCGAGCCAGACGATCGTCCCGCCGCGGCCGACCAGATGCGCCGCCAGGTTGGTCGCCGCGGTCAGCGAGGTCCATTTCTGCATCAGGCAAGTCGGGTCCTGCGACAGTCCCGGCGGCTTGCCCTTGCGGCAGATGAGGACCTTCGGGTCGCTCACGATTTGCGACGTGGTGACGACCCGCCCGCCGAAGCTCGCGACCGCCGCCTTGTTCTCCGGCTCGTTCCACCAACGCCAGTCGCCAAAATACAGGATGTCCGCCCACGGCACCCGATGAACGCTCGAGTTGATGACGATCACCCGGCGCCCGCGCAGCTGCTCGAGGTCGTGATCGAGCACCGACGGGCCGCCGGCGACGATGAAGCAGCACTCGCCTGGCCACTCGCGCGGCACCGACCAGAATGGATTACGCGACATGCAGCCGCCGGTACGGCCGGATGAGATCGATCACGGGCGCAGACAAGAACCCCGACGACCCGGTGGCCAGTGGCGACGTAAAATAGCTGATCCGCGTGTCGGCGTGCTGCACCTCGCGGATAGCAGGATCGCGCCCGCCGGTCGCGAGCGTCTCGCTGATCGTCTCGATGACGGCCTTCGCCAGCCGCGCCGGTGCCTCTTCCGGCAGGTCATATCCGCCCGAATAGGTGACGGCGACCGTTCCCGCCCAGCCCCCTTCGGTCCAAAGCCGACCAGTAGCCGGGTCGAAGTCATAGTCGGCCGCAGTCGCGCCTGCAGTCGAGACCTCGAAGATCTCCACCACCGGATACAACGTCAGCGTCAAGGCTTGCCGCGCCAGAAAAGTCTCATAACGGTCGAACGTGAACGTCTCCAGCGCCTCGGCGCGTCCGAACCGCCGGTCGCAATATTCGGCAATGATCCGTGATTGAAACGTGATCGCCGCCTGTAACTGCGCATCCTCGCTAGTGCCCGTGATGCCCAGCGCGAACTTGAGGTCGTCAAGACTAACCAGGTCGGGCCCGGCCGAGTCGGTCGACTCGTCGAGGATCTCAAGGACCGAGTGCATTACTTGAACCTGACCCGCTGATCACCGCCACCATTATTTGAACCTCACAGGTTCGGCCACACGCTTTTCTTCCGGCCGCCAGTCGCGGCCATCGGCGCCGCGCTTCACGGCCAGGCGCCACTCATCGGACTTGCCCGGCTTCGCGGTGGTCGCGACCTGCGCGATGAACATCGATCCGCCATGACTGACAGTATCACCGGCCACATAGGCCCGCTCGGTCCACACTCCGGCGTCGAGTGGAATCCCCGTCTTGACCTCGTGGTCTTTGCCGCCGAGCGCCGCATTCAGCGTTCGACCGAAGTCCGCGGACGTGATCGATGCCTTCTCGAAGACGCCGGCGATCTCGGCCGCGACTTGCTCGACGATGTAGCCCCGCAGCAGGGCCAAGTCGGCAGCATCTCGCCCGTCACGACCAGGATCGCCCTTTTCGCCTTTGTCGCCGCCGTGGCCTTGCGCGCCAGGCGGCCCGCATTCGCCGTCCGGGCCTTGCTGGCCGCGTTCACCGGCTAGTCCCGGCAAACCCTGCGGCCCCGGATCGCCGGCGGCCCCGGGACTTCCTGGCGGCCCTGGGGGCCCTTCTGGGCCGAGCCCGCCCGGCGGCCCTGGCAGCCCCTGCTGGCCCTGGGGGCCGTCCTGACCTTGCGGCCCCGGCTCGCCCTTCTCGACCGGCCGCGATTCAAGCGTGGCCAGGCGCGCGGCGAACGGCGCCACCGCATCGTTGATCAGCTCGCGCACGACCGGCACCATGCCCTTTGCCAGAGCGGCAATTTCACTGCGGTCCATGGGCCCTCGCGGCGTCCTTGAACTCCCAGGCGAACAGTTGCGTGATAGCGGCGAGATCCTTGACCGGCGGCGGCGATGGCGGGTCCTCTGCCGCCGGCGGCGGCGATGGCGGTGTCGGCGGGGTTGCTGGCGCGAATGGATCGGCCTGCGCGTCGCGCTTGGCCAAAGCCTCGAGCGAATAATACTGCTGTTGTGACAATGGCGACTCGCCGCCCTTGACAGGCTTATAGCCGAGCTTTGCGCGGCCTTCGTTCGGTGAAATCACGCTGGCACCGACCGCATCACGGATGGTGCCGACTAGCGTGGTCGAGTCCATGCGCAGCAACGTCTCGGTATCAAACTCGGTGCCGAGGTCCGTCCCACCGAGGCCGAGCCCGTAATCGAGCAACTCCTCGATCTCCTCAATGTGGCTTTGCAATGCCTGCGAATAATATTCGACGTTGAGCGCCTGCACGTTGTTATAGCTCGGCAACGCGCCGACGCCGACCTTGTACGGCGGGACATGGTAGACCGAGCAGACGACCTCGGCCGACCATTTCAGGCTTTCGATCATCTGCCCCTCGACGTTGGTCATAGAAACTCTTTCGTATTTCAGCCCGCCACCCAATATCGCGACGCGGCCGCGATTGCCGCGCATAAACCTGGCCTCCCATTCCGCCTTGAATCGATCCTGATCGATCGCGTCAATATTCCCTGGCGCAGTGATGATGCCGCCAGGCGTCGAGCTGTTTTCGAACAATAGTGCCGAGGCGTTCTGCGCATTGAGGCCGAGCATCGAAGCAAGCCCGCTGGCGAAGACCGGCGGCGTGCCGACCAGCGGATGGAACAGGCAATTCATGCGGTCGTGGATGATCTCGCGCGCCGGCACGATGATATCCGTATCGATGCCGGCGAGATTGTCGGTGCTCAGGCGGTAGAACACGCTCTCGTCGTCAGCGATGAGCGGCTGCACCCTGGTCGGATCGAGGACGTGCAGAGCAGTGACAACCTGACGGTTATCGCGTTCCTTGAGAACATAGGTATTGCCGCGGCTGAGCTTCGAGAGCAGCCAGCATTCCCAGAACTGATTGCGGGTCTGATAATCGTTTGGGCGGCGGAGCACTGGCGAAAATGCCGGATTGGTCGTTTCGGTCCAGATGTCGTTGCTGTCCTTCTCGGCGAGCTTCACGCGCAGCTTGGCGATGTCGCGCGCGATCAGCGTCTTGCAAGCGAAGTCGGCATGGAAGCTAGCCGCAGTGTCAGTGTTGACCGTGACGTTGCGCTGCCAGGCGCCGGCGAACGGTTCGCGGATGATGGGATACCAGCCGCCGCCGCTCGGCACCGAGTTCAATGCTTTCTGCTTCTCGCCGGTGAACGGGACCGGCAAGCCGAAGATGCGCATCAGCCGCGCGCCTTGGCGCTGTTGATCTCATACTGTAGCCGGGACAGACCCCAGCGCCCGTCGACCTCGATGCCGAGCCGCTCGGCTTCCGCGCGCAGGCTCTCCATGCGCTCGACGGCGGCGACGACCGTCGGCTCGGGAACGGCTACCGGCTCGGGAGGGGCCCGAACCGGCGCCGGTTGCGGCGGGTCCTTGGGAGGACGCGAAGTCTCCGCCGCATAGCGTGCCTTACCAATGGCGACCCAGAGCCGCGCTTCGCCTTGCGGCGCCTCGAACTCATCGCCGGCCTTGAGCCGCCGAGTCCCGTAACCATGAGGCACGATCGCGATCAGCTTGCGGTTCGGCATCGGGTCATCCCTGTTTCACGTGAGACGATGATGCATCCTAAGCGGTCGGGACCTCGCCGCCCCAGCCGACGCTCGTCAAATAAGCAACCGCCGAGGGCCGCCGTCTGACCCAGTTGATCGTCCTTTCGCCGCGCAGCGCGACGCTGTTTGTTTGGAACATCGAGACGAGTTGCGCGGCGGTCGGCGTGGTCGAATTACTCGCCGGTGCGTCGCTCATCTCGAGCGAAGCCTCGCGGCTCATGTCGACCGCCACGTCGCCATCGTCGGCCAGGAAGACGTCCGAGGCGTTCAGCAGCACGACGTTGGTACCGGCATAGCGGGAAGCGATCACCGGCAAGCCCGACAGTGTGCCGCCGGTCATGGTCATGCTGCCGAATTCCGGCTGCCCGAGTGGATTGGTCATCATCGCCAGCGCCAGCGCGTTGGTCGTCGACATGATCCAGACTCCGGTATCAGGCGGATTGTCGGCGGCGTCGAACTTGGCGTAGAGCGCGCGGATGTCGAGTCGAATGTCATCCGCGTTGTCCCCGGTCGATGCGATCGTTTCGGCCCCATTGGTGATCGAGGCCGGCGAGACGCCCGCGACCGCTGTCTTGGCCGGATCGATGAAGTCCATGTCGAGCCTGGCCCGCAAGGCTTCTGCCAAGCTATCGCGCACAATGACATCGGACTTCGGGCTCGAATCGCGGATCGACTCCTCGGTCAAGACGCAGATATTGGCGACCTTGAGCGGCTCGAGCGTTGTGCGCGCGAAGTCAAACGAAGTTAGCGGTTTGGCCTTCCCCTGGCCGACCCAGTAGCCCTGACCTCCACCGGTCTGCGTGATCAGCGGCGTCCTGAACGGGACATTGCGCAACGACGGGATGCCGCCGGTGCCGAACCGCCCGAGAATGGTCATCGGCCGCAGATAGGCGGCAAAATCGGCGAACACGCTGGTCTCAAGCCCGACCAGCTGAGCCGCCCAGTTGCCGGTAATGGTCGAGCCCGCGAGGACCGTGCCCTTCAGCGCTCCGACCACGACACTGTCCGGGCCATAGAGTTCGACAGCGATATCGGCGGGATTGCGGTAGACCTTCGATGCTAGCGCAATGCATTTCGCTAGCCGTGCAAATGCAATACCGGGGTCCAGTTTCGGCTGGGTCCTGACGATGATCGCGTCACCGCCGCGCGCCGCCGCTCCCTCGGCCGCGGTATCGGCCCTGATCACCGGCTTTGCCGCCAGCGCCTTGGTCCTCTCGACCTGGCGCAGCCGCACCAGATCCTTGTCGATGGCCTCGACATCGCCTGACAGCTTGTCGAAGTCGTCCTGCTCCTCCGCGTTGGTCGTACGCTCCTCATCGAGCGTCTTTTGCATGATGGCTTCCATGCGCGCAGCGCTGGCTGCTCGCTTGGCCTCAAGAGCAGTGATCTGCTCTGCAATGGTCTTCATCGTAGCGCCCTCCTGGGCAGACTTCCGTTGTGGATGTCCCGAGGCGCCGGGTGGGGTGAGGTGAACGACACGATGCGGCGTCTGGCCGGGCGCGGCCCGCTGCGCGGTGTCGACCGATTTGATGGCGGCGATGGTGGTCTCGGCATTCGCCGGAATTGTCACGGTCGAGAGTTCCAACCATTCCCATTTGATGAAGCGAATGCCGTTGCCATCGTCGAGGAACGAGCGCTCGATTGCCCGAAACCCGATCGAGAGACCACGCACAAGTCCGGTCTTGATCGACTGCCAGGCTTCGTCTAGGCGATCCTTCAGCCGTCCCGGCTCGGCGACGCGCTCGATCTTGGCAACGATCTCGATGCCGTCCTTGGTCACCTTGGCCTTGGTGACGTGGCCGATCGGCTGTCGTGAATCGTGCTGCCACAGTAGCGCAAGCGGCAATTTGAACTGCGCACCATCCGGCTCGACGATATCGCCTAGACGATCCGGAGTCGGCGTCGTGGCCATGCCGGTGATGACACGCGCGTCCTCGTCGGCCTGCTTTATCGAGAGCAGGCTGTAAGCACGGTTAAGCATGGCGGTGTTTCCTCAGATCAGCAGAGCGACGACGATGGCGCCGGCGGCGATGACCGACAGCACCCAGAGGATCAGGACCAAATAGTATTGCCGCATGTATTGTCCAAGAAATAACCTATAGTATTCGCGTTTTCTACTTGCACTGTTCTATGAATACTATATTTTAACTTCATCGAAACAAAGGGACACAGACATGACCAATCTCAAGCACATCGCAGTCAACGAAGCCGGCCTTCCCTCCTACGTAAATCTCGAAGCAATCTGGGCCGAATATGCGCCGTACCACACCATGGCAAAGTTTGACGAAGGCTTCGCCGATTGCCTCGCAGGCAGGTTTGGCGACAAGGGTTACCGGAACGTCGACGCCCAAGCCTACGACCGCGGGCTGGAAGCCGGGTCGCGAGCCCTGCGCGCCGCTCGCTGGATCAAGCAAAACGTCGGGGCGAACTGAACTCAACCCGGCGGGGGCGAACAACCCCCGCCTTCCTACGCAAAAAACAACTGATAACGAGGCTGCGGGTTCGGATTGAGCGCGAGCAAGGCCGAGGCATTGAACAGCGCCATCAGCGGGTCAATTTTCCCATAGCCGGAATCGTCGCGCGCAACCCGCATCCCCGTCGGCGTCGGCACGATCCGCGCGTTGCCGGCACACCACGTCATCAACGCTTGGCCGCCGTGCTTGAAACTGCCATCCACCAGCTTGCGCTCGACCGTCTTGATCGCACCCATCAGCGAAATCCCCTGACGCACGCCGACTAGCATCTTGTCCTCTTGCGTGACACCGATCTTCGCCAGCGCGTCGACGATGCCGCCGATTCCGATCGCGTCCACACCAACCCCGGAGAGCTTCTTGCTGTCCTTCGCCTTCTCGACGATGTCGGTCACGTACGAAATATCATCCGGCAATTCCTCGACCACAGTCAGGTCGCCGTCCGCCTGAAACTTTTCATAAAAACCGGCATTGGCTTTGCGCCGCTCGAGCCCCTCCGGCGAGATGAGCGCGTGCGTCCAGGCGAGATGCGTCTTGCTTTCCTTCTCGCGCCCGAGAACCGCAATGCCGAGCAAATCATCAAGCCCGCCGCCGTCGATGCCAACCACGACCGCTTCCGAGCGATCGAGCACTGCATCCAAGGTCAGCCCATCCTCGACGCCACGGCCCCAATAGTTCGCGCCGGCCCAGCCATCGGCGCGCAGCGACATGCCGATCTGCACGTTGAAATGCTGGCTCGCGATCAACGCGACCGCCGCGGGCCCGTCCGCCTCGGCGCGCATCACCTCGCGCGCCAGAAAGTCCTCGTTGGTCGAGCGCCCCAAATTCGGGTTGATCAACGGCCAGTAGCGTCGGTCCTTCCAGCCGCCGTCCTTCGCCAGCCGATCCGGCAGCTCGTACAGCACTGGCAGCACCAGCATCGGCATAGCCATCTTGCCGTCGCGCACCGCGCGAGCCAGCGCGAGCTCTGAGGCAAAGACGCCGCTCGGCGACTGCTTGCTTTGCGTCGTCGTCTGAAACAAAAACCCGTCCGTGCGCTTCGTCAGCGCGCCGCGCAGCTCGACGAAGATCTCGGCCGCGTTACTCTTCTTCGCAAAGACGTGGGTCTCGTCGATCATCGTGCCGGTTGCTTTTGAGCCGGTGATCACATCCGTGTCCGCCGCCTTGATCTGCAACGTGGCGCCTGTCTGCCGATGCGTGATCTTGCGAAGATGATCCTGCACCTGAAAGATTTTGCTCAGCTCGCTATCGAGCCGGATCGTGCCCTTCGCTTGCTTGTAGGCGATCGCCGCAATTTCCATCGTTGGCGCAATGAACAAGAACTCGGCCTCTGGCCGGCGGTTGACGATCATCGCCGTGACCATCACAGCGCCGCCGTTGCTCGACTTGCTGTTCCCTTTGGGAATCAGCTGGAAGACCTCGGAAATATGCCGGATGTTGGTCTCCGGATCGTAACTACCGAACAGCGCCGCCACGATCGGATAAAACCACGGCCCGCAGACCTCGCCCAGCTTCGGCGTGCCGATGACATCCGGCAGCCGCAGCCGCTTGAAACACCGCAAGGCCTTCGCCGCCTCGGCCTTGAACAGCGGCAACTCCGGCACCAGCGAGCGGCCGGACAAAATCCGCTCTTCCCAGTCCCGGCAGCTCGTATCCCACGACTGCGTCAGCATCTTTGGCCCGGAAAATCAAATAATTGGCGCAAAGCAGCAAGTCCTATCCCGAAAGATATATGGCCGGATCATTCCGGTTTCGTTAGTTTCCCTAACGGTCTCGTTGAGGCCGCTATCACGCAACTGGAGAACTTCCGCCCATGAAAACCACCCTTGCCTTGGCCGCAGTCGTCGTACTGTCGGCCGTATCGTCGGCAACCGCCGAAACTCCCCGCGAGAACGCCGCACGGCACGGCGACCTGTTCATCCCTTACGGCCCGCAGCCCCCCACGGCAGTGCAACTCCGCGCAGATTCCAAGCTCCGCCGCTATCCGGGCTTGACCCCGCTGGAGCACGACACCCCGAACCAGCACCTTGGGCCTGACAAGCCCGCGCCAAAGTCGGTGTGTTATTCCCAATGGGACGGCAACACATCCCGCAC